GTCCATCTACAACTACCAATATTTCGTTAGGTGATTGTGTTGCTGCGAATAGACCTATTATATCTTGTTCGAATCGGTATGTCAAGCTCTGGTTTCTTTTTTGCCATTTCTTGTAGTTTTCTTCACCTTCAATACCACATATATCTCCCACCCAATTCACATTGGTTTCTAGGAAATTGGCAATATAAAAAGTACGTAATTCATCTATGTTGTACTTCCGTGATAACTTGTAAAAAGAATACTTGGCTTTATTGTTTGCAAAGTTGTCCTTTGATACGTTGGTCTTTCCGTTGTAACGAAAAAAATCGTAAGAATCAGAAGTAAAATGAAGTTTAATGCTTTGATATAGGGCATACGCTTCAAATCCTGTCGTTTCAGTCATAGAGGCAATTTAGAACTTTTCTTCAATAGGTTTAGGTCTTGTGCTTCTTCTCTAATCTTTGCTTTTAATGCACTAGAGACTAAAGAAGAAGCCACATCGACTTCCATGCCTGTTTGTTCACAATGATGTATGATTGCATCCATATGGGTACCACCCAATTCACTGACGCTTTTACTAATCATTTCACTAAATTCATTAATTTCGGTTTTTGTTGGCACTTTTAAGCTTTCATATATTTCGTATAGAACAAATGGTTTCCAATTTTCGCAACATACTTTAATTTCCACGCCGGATTTACCGAGGTGTTATGATAGAACATTGATTTGGTTTCATATATTGTATCATGTAATTTTAATTGTGTCAAGGCTTTTCTTGCGACAATTAGGCATTCTTCCCATGCATACTTGCTTCTAACAGGACCGACATTCTCACCAACCCAACTGAATTGGTATGTACTGCCCGTTTTTTGGTATACCACTTCACAAATTGTTTTAGGATAAAGTGGACTATTCACACGATTCATTGTGACCTGTGCTACCGCTAATTTACCTTCATAGGATTCACTTGCGGCTTCATAGTAAATGTTTTTGGCCATGCAAAGTAATTGTTTATTTAAATCCTGTGAAACCACTCTTTCTATTGGAATTGTTTGTTCTTGGGATGTTAAAGGTAAAATCAATAATGATAAAGAAAATAATAAAGTTGATAAAAACTTCATTTCTACTCCTCGTTTATGTAAAGGGGGAAAACCCCCCTTAACCCTCAGGATGTTTTTCTGGTAACCTTGATTTCAGGTGTTACCGGTGTATTAGATACAAAACTATTTAAAGATGTAGCTTTGCTAATAATGTCTGTTTCTGAGGGGATGGTCGGCAATCCTGGATGTTCAGGTGGTATCTCACCTTTAGACCTTGCCGTTTCGCATTTGATGTGCCAGTCTTGTTGTAGACGGTCTCGTTCTGCGTTGTATGAATCATATAACATGTCTCTTGCCATTTTTAATAGTTCAAGACGGATTTCAAAGGGTGTCATGTTTGACATAGTTTACTCCTGTGTTGTGTAAAGTGTGTTGGTGGATTATTTAAATGGGTCCCACCGAACCCATATACTTATTTATACGTATTAAAAACTACGTGTGTACTGTAGACGCCATGCATCTTTTTCTTCGTCACCATATGAACGGCTCCAACGAACTGCAACTTTGTCTTGTTTGGTCAAATCGTAACCAACTGCTGTGTGAACACGGGTCGTTTGATATGCGTTTGTAGTATCAAATGCATTACGATAACGAGCACCAACATCACCGGTCAAACCAGCAACCAATGGGAACTTAACACCAGCATCAACTGCATAATGACTAAAATGTGTTGAACTGGTTACTCTTTCACCCAAACGTCCACCAACATAGAAAGCACCAATAGATTGTCTCACACGAACTTCTATTCCCTGTGAAATTGAACCACTACCAAGTGCAGTTTGACTGTTTTCCATTTTAAGGCTATAGTCGGTAGAACCAACTTTGTTGCCAATGACAACGGCTTCTTTAATGTTTGTTGCCTTTGTTGCACGATTGGTTTCATCAGAATATTCCAATGAACCATAACCTTGTGCCATTGCTGCGGCACTCATGACCAAAGAGGCCAAAACTAAACTGATTTTCTTCAAAATTAACTCCTAGTTGTTAAACAAAATCGACTTAGATATATCTATGATATAAATTAGTCTCCTATTATCAGTCTTATTATATGCACTATGCAATTCAGCATTATCAAATGCAAATAAGTCGGACCAATCCTGCTTTATACCATTAACTTCCAGTGCAACATCACCTTCTGGTATGATTAATGGTATATGAATTCTTACTGTGTTGCGTGAACGATTCTCAATGTCTACATGACTTTTAATAACACCACCTGATTCTAGTACACTGTAACCACTACAACCAATGTGAGCAATATACTGTTGTGTTAGCGTTGATGCGGTTGGAAATATGTTGCGTATTCTTGGTTGTAAAAAGAAATTATGTTCAACCTTTTGTTCAGGTAATGCATAACGTAGGCCTTCAACCTTCCAATCATTCTTTTCTTTTTCATCCAAAACAGCATGTGGGTTTGATGCAGCATATGATACACCGCCTTTAAATGTGGTGTGAAAGTCTTTATGATATTCTAAAAATTCATCACGTAATTTTGGTGCGAGTTCCATCAATTCATCAGCGATTTTAATTTCATTTCTACACCAAATTGACTGCATTATACCTCCATTAAGTGGTTGGTTATTCTGTTACGAGGAAACCAACCGAAACCCTAAGCGGCGTTTAGGCTGCTAATGCGAACTGTGAGTCGTTTGCGTTTACTTGATTTAGTTTTAACATCTTCTCTGATGAGCTGTCCACTTCTGTACTATTTGCCCTGTCGAAACTATGCAGGCCCATCATAAAAAGACATGTATACAAACAAACACAATCAACAGTATTACTACTATTGCGTAAGGTGTTTTAGTCATATATCTCCTTATGGTGGACCTGGGGGGATTCGCACCCCCGTCCAGAACACATTTCTAGTTGCTTCATACAACCATAACTTCACATTATACATTAAATTATTTAGTCTGTCAACTGTTTTTATGGTAATAATCAATTGCTTTAACCAGGCCTTCAATGTGGTCTTGTGTCTTTTCTTGGAAAATCATTGGTGATTCATTGTCCACGGCCATAATGATAATCAAATCATCAATAGGTGTACCAACCAATTCTTCATACATCAATGCATATGCAGTACATTGCCAAAAATAATCCAAAATATCTTCACGTTTTTTAATCTTCTTTGATGTTTTAAAATCAATGACTGATAACTTACCTTCATACTCACCAATACAATCTACACGACCTGCCAATCCTAGTTGTGCGGACCACAATCCGACCTCTTGGTAGTGTATGTTATTGATTTTGTTTAGATGTGGTTTGATTGATATGAACATCTCTTTGGCATCAGGCATAACAGTACCTGGTGGTTTTGTTTCATTGTTCAAATAATATTCACACATGGTATGCATATTGGTACCACGGGATGTAGCATGTTTGGAGATTTTGTTTGCAACTTCTTCACCAACTCTACGGCGCCATGCCATGATGGCCTCTTTTTTCTGAGCACCCACCACTGTGGTCACCGATGGTAACTTCTTACCATCAGGTGTGACATAATATCTTTTCCCGTCAGGAAAAGTTTGAGACTCAATCTTTGGAATCTCTTTTGGTGGGCAATAAACAAACATTATAATCCTAACTTTAATTTTTTATATTCAAGGATAGTTTGGTCCGCTTCTTCGATTTTTTTATTCAAAAAAGTTTTATCAAATGTTCCATCAATGATATCTTTTATATCAACTCCCATACCAACCAATTCAAATACATCGTGGTTGATACTAACACCTTTATTTGCATTTCCGTAAATTGATTTACCAGCTTTGATTCTGTGTTGTTCTGTTTCTTTATTCAAATCACTTGCAATTATCCTAGAATTGAAATAATTCAAGTATTTGTTTTTCCATATTAACAAATTACTATCATCGGTGTGGTATCTCGGATCATCATCACCTTCTGGTATTTTATATTCTCCGGGTAATAATTCAGTATAACCCCATTTTTCATATTCTCTTTCGAATTCACTCAAACGACTAATAGAATTTTTTCTTATAACCAAAGGCCACCAATCCCAATTATCAAACACTTCAAAGTTTTGTTCCAATAATATTTTTTGACTTTTATATACACTAGATAATGGTTCACCAGGTAAACCACAAATCATTCCTGTATATGTATAGATTGGTTTATATCTCTTTAACTCACGAATAGACTCAAACTGTCTTTCATTATCTAAGCCTTTTCCGATTGCTTTCTTCGCTTCTGGATGAAAAGTTTCCAAACCAAATGTTGCAGCAACCAAACCAGTATCAGCTAACATAGGAATAGTTTCAGGAAATCTCTCAATCAAATCTGCACGTAAAAATGCTGTGTAAGTTATCTTAACACCACTCTTGGCGATTGCTTCAGCAACATAATCCAATTTGACCACGTTGTCGTTAAATGTATCATCGTTGAACCAATAGTTGTTGACACCAAACAGTTCATAATTTCTACGAAATTCGGCCGACAAATTATCCACATGGCGAATGTAATCATTCTTCTTTTTACCCAACAGAGGAAAGGCACAGAAACGACACCTAAAAATACAACCACGACTAATTTCAATTGGTAAGAAATTGTTTTTGATTAAATCGCTTTCCAACCATTTGATAGACAAGTCACTATCATCATTCTTATACGCCATCTCAGCATTGATGGAAAATGTTCCTTTGTAAGGTACCCACTTCAAATCGTCCAAACGTTTTCGTGTCAGAAATTTTAAGTAATGTAACACAGCTTCTTCTGCGTAACCCCAAAAAACTCTATCAACCAAGGACAAATCCACACCATCAATTGGTGTTTCGTTGCCACCAATTAATGTTTTTACGTGTGGGTATTTTTCTCTAATGTGTTTGAAAAGATAATTTAATTTATCAAATGCATAGATGAAGGTGATACTGATACCAACAAACAAAGTTTTTGGACCAATAAATCTAGCACAGATTATTTCAATTTCCTGTTCTGTAAAATTACCAAAGTAATCCACAACCTCAAGGTTATAACCATGTGGTTCCAAAAAAGTTCTCAATCTTGCTGCGCCAGCTGGTCGACTAATCGTTCTAGTTCTTTCCATGCCGGTAAAAACAATACCGTGTGTATCAATCATAATTAAATAAGTTCGTTGTCTCTAACTCGTTTAGTAACATATCTCTCTTTAATGGCATCAAAGAAATCAATATCTTCATCTGTCAATTCCATAGAATCAATCTTCTCTCTGAAACCCCTTACAAAATTTTGTAACTGTTCAAATTCACCGTCATAATTAAAGAATTTTGTTACTTTTTTAGTGTCATATGCATCCATAATAATATGATAACGGTCTTCATCAGAATCATTTCGAATTTGGTGCCATTGATTAGTCCAAAGAATCCAGACACCACCATCAGCAGGCATATGCAAGTTTTTACCTTGACACATATGCACACACTTCTTGTTTGTGAATAAAGGAATATGAATACGAGCCATATATTCAGTTTCTTCAGCATCTTTATGCACTAGAGATTTTGAGTGTGCTTTCAAACAAGTAACCCTTGCTCTGGTCGGATAAAATCCCATTTCACGTATGTCATCCATTACCTTTTTGATTTCACCAACATATGCTTCAGTTGGTTTATCGTGTTCTAATCCATGTGAAATATTAAAATATTTGTATGCTTTGAGTACCAATTCGTCTGTTGGTAAAAAAGACTCTAGTGATTGTCCCTTTTCTAATTGAACTGCTTCCCAACCACCAGTCCATGTAGCTTCTTTAGACAACAAACTCCAACCACCAAAACCATTATATTTTGGAGTCTCATATTCCTCACCTTGAATAACTTGGTCACCCAAAGTAAAAACACTTTCTCTTACTTCTTGTTTCAGTTTCCCGATATCAACTGTGTAATTTAATTTTTCAAAAAACATTTCTTATCCTTATAAATTTCCGGTTTCTTGTAACATTTCATATACTTGTCCATAATCATAGTGTCTGGTTCTAAGTGCAAAGGCCTTTCTTAGTTTTGCATCTCCACCCAATGGTTCCACGTTGTGTGGTATTCTTACATCCAACATGTATGCTTCCATAGGTTGAGCAACAAAAGATCCAATTTCATAAACATCATCAAAAGAATAAACAGCATCAACATATGTTATTTCCTCACACGTTGGCATATTTTGTTTTTCAGCTACAAACTCTCTAACTCTTGTTTTCAATTCTTCAACATTCACATTCTGGTCTATAATCGTTACATCTTCAACACCAAGGTGTCGGTCTTCTTCTGTTTTCCATGAGTTTGCTCCTGGTTTTGCCTTGAAGAAAACTGTCCTATAGTTTTGTGGATCATAATAAAAATTTATTGTTGTTATAAAATCATTATCAACATGTGGTAACAACAAACTGTTAATTGACATTCTTGTTACCTGAAAATCACCCCAATATTTTTCTGGTATAACTTTATACAATACTTCTTTTTCCTGTTCTGGAGTCCAAATTGTATTGTGTCTCACACCTAATCCATATTTTCCAGCAAATGAATCTGCCTTACCTTGTGGTATAATTGTGTGTGGCATATATTCATATGTGTGTTTTAATTTAACGAATGACATTATTAGTTTCCTTTAACATTTCAACTACGTCCTCATACTTATGAACAAAAGTTCCTAAGGTAATGGCTTTACGTAAATCGAATTCACCTTTAACGCCATGTATTTGACTTACATCAAGTAACCAAATCTCATAATCTTTGGCAACAAAACTACCAATTGCAATTAAATCATCCTCAAAATATATATGGCCATTGGTTTGATTCTCTACCTGTAAAGTTTTAGGAATTTCAACCTTTGGTCTATAAAAAGTAGTTGTACACCCTTCAGTTTGCAGATAGAAATTTATAGAGGTAATAATTTCCGTATCTGTATGTGGTGGGATTATACAATCAATCGTCATAACTGTCAAGTGGAAATCCTGCCAGTATCTTTTTGGTAATACACCATAAATCTTTTCTGCTTCTGGTGACCATATCTTCTTATAGTCAATACCTCTACCATCTACTTTGAAATTTTTTAACGGGTCGGTGATTGCATATAGTGGTTTTTCGAAAGACTTTTCCAGTTTGGTAAACATTATTTCCATTCTTTAATTTTTGCCATGCGGCCAGCCCAACTTTTTAATATTACCGTGTTTTGAGCATTCTTTTCAACCACTTTTCTTAGGTCAGTTGATAGTGAAATTCGCAGGTCGTCTGATTTGTTTTCATCAACGCCATGTAAAACATATGATGGAAAGAAAATCAATCTACCTTCAACTGGTTTAAACCTACGTTCTCGTAATTTTGGTGTACTACTTAGAGTATTATTTAACCAATCAATGGCCTGTGAAGAATCAAACGCCACAAGGTCACCACAACCTTCTTTAGCCTTTATGTAATACGTTGCTGCAATAGCAGATTCGGTGTGTCCATGAACTTCCAAACGTTCTCCTGGTTCACGTACATTGACCCAACCCATAAAGTGTTCACAACCACGAATGTTTAACATCCTGAGTTGTGGAATATTCTGTACAATCTTCTTGGTTACTATGTCTACAATTTCTTGTTTTAGTATATCTAGGTTGGGTCTACTGTAGTCCCATATACTATTGTTTGGGTCTCTATCTTTACCCAATACGATATCTTTACCGATACCGTAGATTTCATCCAATAGAGTTTCATTAAACTGTTCATCAAAACGTGTTTGTACTTCCCATATTGGACTTTGCCAAAACATGTTCTGTGCGTTTTGATACCAATGGTACCGGTCTTTATCACTCATGGTCATAATACAATCTCTTAACTAATTTGTTTTTCGTACCATTCTTTAGCAAGTCTAGTAATTTCAGTTTTCAATTCTTGTTCTTCTTCTGTAAAATCCTCATCTTTTACTTGAGAGATATGTTTTTCCCACTTTTCTATTGGATTTAAAATAACTCCTTCAGTTAATGTCCAATCCGCATCAGTTAACTTTTTTATGTGTATATCAAAAAGTTCATTCATCAAGTCTCTATATTCATTACACATTCTGAAATATTCTTCCTGTTCTTCAACACTAAGTGATAACACATTTTCTGCAATATTTTTTTTAGCAAAATTTGGTACAACTCTTTTATCATAAAATATATTGTCACCATCATATGTTTTTATAGTTGGTGCTAAAGTATATAAGTATCTTTTTTGACTCATTGTTTATCCAACCATTCTTTATATTCACGAACTTGTATTATATCTACTGAATTTCTTAATAATTCTGGGAGAAAAATATTACTCTTTAACAAACCTTGGCCGAAAATTTTAATTAACAAACTTTCATAGTCTGTCAAAAATTTATAGGTTCGTTCTTTTTGTTGTTGGTCCATCAAATTAAATCTTTCTCCAACATAGTTGTTGAAGAAATGTGTCATGTGTTCATCAACATATGTTGAACTGTCTACATACAATACTTTAACCGGTCTTATACTAGAATATGTTGGCATCATGCAACCTTTTTATTCGGAATGACTCTCTCAATTAAACGGCCGAGTTCTGCAACCAATTTGAACATAACAAAAATTACAACAAGGCCTGCACCTTTAATAAAACCAGGTTCTTTCTTACTTGGTCCAAACCAACGTTGCCACACACCAATAACTTTACAGATTGGTGTACCAAATGCAAACATCATTTTACCAGTCAAACTACCAGTTTCTTTTTCACCCATCATATAGGCCATTTCTTCAGCCCAAGGTGTTGCAATATCATGTGCCCATGTGATAGACCACTTCTTTGCAGCTACACTGAAATCTTCATCGGACATCCAAGGCATCATCTTAGGTCCTTTGCCGTCCATCCAATCAACAACAATCTCTGCCCATGCACGATAACCATTGTATATATCCGGATGTGTTTTCTTTAATTGTTCACCAAATGCTTGGTCAGCCACAAAAATGTTTTTCTTCATCAATCCCAAATCAAACAACTTGGTACAAATAATTTTAGAACAATTACAATTATATGTGAAACAATTTTGATTATTTGTACAGTTATACACTGGTGTAGTTGCCAATTGACAATTTCCACTTTGTAGCCATTTTTGTGTATCACAATTTGCACAGTTAATTGCAACACAGTTGTTTGTTTGCAAGCATTGAATATTAGCACCAGCAATACTACAATTCTGTGTTTTATTGTTTACGTTATTACAATTGCCGGCATTGTTTCTTTGGAAGTATGTTAATCCACCACGATATACGTTCATATTCTGTGGATTTGACTGCCTTTGTGGACTAGGTGTTGATACTGTACCACCGGCAATATTTGGCAATGTGCCAGCAGGTTTCAAATAGCTATTTAAAAAGTTTAAGTCCGTACTTGCTGTGGTTGCAGCTCTACCAACCTCAGTATTAATTTGAGAAATTGCAATTGAACTGTTTATATCTGGTGTTGCCATTTTTTCTCTATCTTTAAAATGTTATTATTATTATTTAGGTTTCCAAACGAGATTTGCCATATACCGCAACATCATCAACAGTTCCAATAATCTCTTTAACTACCTTGATTGGTATGATTTTTTTCTTATTTTCTTCATTATGTTCAAAAATCGTACCAAAAATGTCTTGTCTATCTAATGGTAAAGTATCACTCTTAATCAAAGTTGGTATATAACCATTTGTCATCACAGTGAAAGCAGCTGCGAACAAGGCCACATTATCTGAATATGCATTTGCACATGAGATATCCCAATATTTTTCATCCAAGAACATACATGCACCTTTACATATATGTAACACTGGACATTCTGGACACTCTTTACGGTTTGACCAATGTGTGACAGATTTCAATTCAACGTTTGAATAATCATCCAGTGTACCGCCATGGTGTGATTCACCATTCTTTGAGATTTCCAAAGAACTTACGTTCTGACAGGTCATCACATTACCACGTAGGTCGACTGAAATTGTATGTTCATCGTCCATGCCACATTTTTGACCCAAATATTTAGATTCTCTATGACTCAAAATTGAGGACATTAAATCATCAATTTTACCCAATTGAGCCAAGAAACCAATTTTACCATCAGAAGCATACAACTCACCAAAGGCCTTCTGTCTAAAATCAAAATGTTCTTGTTTTGTGATTAGTGAATACGAGATACCTTCTTCATCATAGGCATCAACCATTGAACCTTCACCAATCACAACATTTTCATCACCTGTGAGATTTACAAACCAATCATAGATTTCTTTTCTACTTTGATTCTTAGCATTCAACATCGAATTGAAACTAAAAGATTTACCTAGTCTTGTCATCATGCGATAGAATCCAAGTATACGTTCTTTTTGTTCTGGATCATCAAAAGGATCAGGACCACGTACAAATTGACCTGGACCGTCATGTGAGATTGACACACCAAAATCCATCATCATTAACCAGTCAATGATTTCATCTGTTAAAATAGAACCATTTGTAATGATACTAAAAATAGGTTTAGTTTTCCAACTGTCAAATTTTTCTGCAATTGCCTCGGCCAATGGTTTCATTGTTTTCCAGTAAACAAGTGGTTCACCACCCCAAAACTCAACTCTTAAACCAACATCTTCATCAAAATGAAGATTATCTAATTTCTCCATAAAAACATCAATATCTTTTTTAGAGGTTTCTGGTTGACGTTCAACAAACTTTTGTGAACAATAATCACAAGAATAGTTACAACTCAACCCCATCTGAATCTTCAAATGGCTGATTAATTTTGATTTTTTTAGTGGACGATTCTTATCAAACGGTTTGTAAGGTTTCAAAGAATATTGTGGCATTTGGTCTGCCGGATATTCAAACACATTACCATCAGAATCTTTCAACACATTGGCCATGTTATCATAGTGAAAAACTCTTTTATCACCATCTTCAAAACGTGTGGCTTCAATTTCAAAAATCATTTTATTTCCTCTTATTATTGGAAGTATTATTTATATTAGTAACCTAGTTGTTCACAGGCTACAATCCATTGTTTTACCAGACTAGAACGGACGATATCGTCTGGTGTGAAATAGATTTCTTGGAATGATGGCATTTTACGTGCCACTTCTAAGAAACTATGGAAGGCAGTTTGGTCTTTGTTACTCTTAATCAAATCTGTCTGTTTAAAATCGCCTGAGAATATAATCTTAGACCTGTGTCCAACACGGGTAATAATTGTATTCACTTCTGACCAATTCAAATTTTGATTCTCATCAACTATAATAATAGCGTCATCAATAGAAATACCACGAATGGCAGTAGTAGAAATAAATCGTACATGATTTTGTTCCTTTAATCTATCCCATGCATCGGAACGACCAAACAAAGTGGCCGCAATTTCTTTGTAAGGCAATTCATAGATTTCTTGTTTCTCATCAAGATTACCTGGTAGATAACCAACATCACGTAGTTGAACGAGCGACCTTACAACTACCACTTGTTTGAATGAATTGGACTTGTCTAATACTTCTTCTAATGATTTATATAGTGCCAAAAAAGTTTTGCCTACTCCAGGACTACCAAATAGTCCCATGAAGTAGGCACCGCCTTTATACATCTCAAAGAATAATCTTTGATTTTCTGTTAGTGGATCAAACGTCTTTAAATGGTCTGGTTTAATTCTCAATGAATTGTTTACTGCTGGTTGATGCCTTGTCTTATTCTCATCATCCTGTAACTGTTCCGCTGCGTATCTGGCTGTTGTTTTTTTGGTAACCATCAATTCCCCTTTGAAATATTGCTGAAACTTTTTTAGTAGAATCGGGATTCTTTTTCTTCCGATTCTTATTGGAATTCTTTACCTCAGGTTTCTCCTCAATTTTCTTTTTTGGTAAAAATAGGGCTGGTACTTGCGCCATTACCATTCCCTTGGCATTTTAGTCTTATGACCACTCATTGTATTTCCAGGAATAGTTTCCTTCATACGATTGATGACATACTTTTCAAATCCGGAGTCGGCCTTACCAGTTCCTGGTGTGTCCATACGCATACCATCACCTAGACCTGGAATGCCATCGGCCGTGAAACATCGTTCTAAATGGGGGTTGTTTAGTTTAAACTCATCATACTCCGCAAGGCGCATCGTATGTTCTTCTATTTCACTTGTATTTTTATTCAAAAAAGTATAAATCATGCGGTTTGAAACCAGCTTGGTACTGGTCGTGAGTTAAATTTTCCTTGCCATGAAGCAAGGTGCGTCTTATTATTTATATAGTAATTGCGGTAAGACTTGATAGAGTCGCCTGCCACTTTTACGTCATCAGGCATTGCTGGTGTTGGTTGTGTGAAACCTACACCTTTAGGTATATGTGTTGGTGGTGTATATAATGGCACAATCAGTTTTTCACAGGCATGGTTTTTACCATAACGATAGGTATATTCTTTCATTAGTTCGATGAAAAGGGAATACAACCATTCATAATTTTCGTATGACTGTCTTACCCAAATTGCTGATGGATGGTTGATATGAGTAGCCTTATACAATGTATAATCACGGCTATCACCTAGTGTCCAGAATTTTCTTTTTCTTCCTGAATCAGAAAGACCTTCAAGTTCCACGCCATCAAGAACACGATGAGCAGTAGAAAGTAGTTGAGCATATTCGAGGATCATTTTGATACAATGTTTGTCGTTGTGCATTTCAGCACAAGTTTTTGGATCATTGTGTAGATAAAAGATGTTCATGTTGTTACCAGTGATGAATTACGCCAGCAATAATAAAAAGGTTGGTTATGATGTATGATAACACAATAATGGTTCTAATGCAAGCGATCCTGTTGGCCTCGCTGTCATTAATACCACTTTTCTCACCTAAAGCTTTACACCACAGGCGCCACATCAGACAATTAACATCCTAAACAAACCAAAAGTATCAATTGCGGTTAACAAAATGTAGTTGGCCAACATACCAAAACTTTTACGAGTGTATGCAGCCCAAGCATACATAGCACAGCCACTAATCCAGACAGGATACAGTACAAGTAAAGGAGGATTGGGTACCGTGACGGCCATGGTGATTGAGCAACCAATACTAACAGCCCAAGCAAGAAGCTCGATGCAAAAACGTAAAGGGTGAGTTCCGTAATCATCTTTAATCCATTGAATTGTCGGTGCGAATATTCGTTCCATATAATTCCTCATCCGGCACAACATCTAGTGTTCCATTAATTTGAAAACCACAACCTTCTAAGAACATTTGAAATTCTTCCAAAATATCCATCAAATTAATCGCACTAGTTGTATGCACAACAGTACGGGTTTTTCCATAGTTTTGTTTTAGTTTGAATTCCATTTCCATGGAATGATCCATAATATCCTTCATTATTACCCACCAAATTTAGGTATGTCCAAATCTTCTGATTTTTTGGTTTTCTTGGTTGTTTCAGCTGGTGCAGAAACTTTAGGGAACCGGCGTTCAATATCTTCCACTGTTACAGTCTGCATAGCAAATTGTTTAAATAAATCATAACTGTCGGAAACTTTCATGGCATTTTTAGAATTCATACCTGCACCATCGAGTGTAAACAATGCACATCCACCATTAGCCAATGGTGCAATTTCAATAATGTGGTCCAAATTAATAATAACAGGACAACCTT